GGCTGATGCTCTATGGCCTATGGTGCGCAGCCGGGCAGCCTCAGTCCGGGCCGGTGTTCCTGAGCGCGCGGGGCGAACCCTACGCTGACACGCGCGATATCGGCGGCAATCCCCTGGCAGCGGCGCACCGCACCGCCTGTCGCAAGGCGACCGTGACGGGCTTCCGGGTGCATGACTGGCGCCATGATTGGTCCGCGCGCATGGTCCTGGCCGGGGTGGATTTGGTGACGCTAATGGAATTGGGGGGGTGGCAGTCGCTCGCCATGGTGCAGCGCTATGCGACCATCCGAGCCGACCATCGCCGGGAAGCGATTGCCCGGCTGGCGTGACTGCCGAATCACTGCCGAGATTTTGCCGGGTTCATATCGCCAAAACAGGCAAAAACCGGGCAAAAACGGGCGCAAATCGCCCTTTGGCGATCTGGCCCGTTTTGCAAAGTCCTTAGATATACTGGGAAGAATTTGGTAGCGGCGAGCGGACTTGAACCGCTGACCCCGGCATTATGAGTGCCGGGGATACGCGCATTTTATCGCGCTTTTTCAGATATTTATGCCGCTAACCCGCAAGCCTTGCCGAGATTATGCCGGATAAACTGCCGCCGGCAATTCAAAATGCGGCCCGTCCAAGAACGGTTTGCGCCCTAACGCGCGCCGTTCCGCCGCATAGGCATCCTGGGCTTGTTTTGCGCGCCCCTGATGCCAGTCTTGCACCAGCCGCCCCCATGCGCCGCCCCAGATAAGCGGGACTCCTTCCTTGCGCGCCGCGTCCGCAATGGCGTCGGCAAGCGGGAAAAAGTGTTTCCAGTCCCAAGATATATCCGCCCCGACGATAGGCGCCAGATCCACCGCGTGCCCGGTCAGGTGGCGGCTGTTCATGGTTTGCGAGGCACCCTTGGCGACAAGCTCTGCCTGCCGTGCACGGGTTCTCAGCCCTTCCGTCACCCGGAACAGCGCGCCGCCTTCCGCCGCACGCCGCACCACCCGCACTAGGTCAGGATGCACCCCTGCCAGGCGCAATTCGCAGCGGGCGGAGATCACCGCGCCACCCCGCGCATCTTTTCAAAGGTCCGCAAGCCGCCAATGCCAAGCATAGCCAAAACAAGCTCAAACAGGTGATCAAACTGGATGGCCGGCAGTTCCGCCCGGATGCCCAACACCACCAGCGCCCATGACGCAATCGGCGCCAGCACGAAGGCCCAGGCCAGCCCGGCGGCACATACCCAGCCGATCGACGGCCTCCACCCGGCGACAAACACGCTGGAATGCCCGGCCTCGATTTTGTTCACTTCCACCTGCGCCATCGCGGCTTGATTGGCCGCAGTCACAAGCTGCTGTTCCATTTCGGCCTTTGCCTTCTCAGCCGCCGCGCGGTCAGGGATTAGCCGGTCAATCAGCGTGCCCAGCGCGGGTAGCAGGGCGGTCACTACGGGGATCATGGCTTAAACCCTTTCCGTCACAAGAAAGCTGCGCTCATTGATATTGAAGGCGGTCATGATTGTGCCGGAATTTCCGCCCGGCTCGTTCAATGCGCCCCACAAGGCGCGGCGGTTGCGTTCGGCCAAGCCATCCGCAATGTCCGGGATCACAAGCCCATCGCCAGCAGCGCCAAGTTGCCTAACAAGGGCACGGTGCGCAGTTTTCACTTCGGCGTCTGACAGCACCGGCAAGGTGAAGCGCGCATAACGTGGGTTGAAGATTGCCGGGACGGGAAATTCTGCCCCGGTGAAGCTGTTCCGGTCGCGCCGGTCGAGCATAAGGCGCCCTTCCTCGATGCCGTAAGCGATGCTTCGCTCCGTCCGCCACAACGCCCCCGCCACCAGCACGCCAATGTCTGTGTAAGCAGCCGCCGGGTTGTCGATGTCGATGCGCAGAAACCGGCCCAAGGCTGGCGCGGCAAGGGTCAGGATGACATTGCCCTGATTGGCGTCCTCCGCCTCTGCTGCAATGATTCCGGTGTCGCCCGTGACTTCGGCTGCCACCAGCGATGAACCCGTGCCGGACAAGGCTACTAGCTGCGCATTGGTCAGGCGCCGGTCATACAGGCGCAGGCGCCGCAGATAGGTGATAGCTTCACCTTGGCTGATGAGAAAGCGCGTCAGGGCAGGCAGCACGCCGGAGGTGTCGGTTTCAATCGCCGCGCCATTGGCGGAATAAGCCATATCATTCGCCGCATAGGCGGCGGCTTGGCGAATAGTCCCCTCAATGGAGATATTCGTATTACCGAAATCCGCAATGGGTGAACCACCTGAAACTGCCGCCGCATCAACGGAAAGCGTCGCTGTATCAAGCAATCGAATATCAAAAGCGTTGCTGGCGCTGCCATCATCCACACCAATATCATGCAGCACTGCGCCAGCATTTGCGCCAAGGCGCTGCACGTGCTGCGCTTCAGAATACATGCTGAAGCTTGACGGCACCGCGATAGCCAGGGCGCCAGTATCCGCCGCGCGTGTGGTGGCGCCTGTAGTGCCAGCAGGCGGCAGCATGGGCATGGTGGCGAAGGTGCCGAGTTCCAGTTGGGGCGCACCAATTCGTAATGTAAAATCGTAGGTTCCAGCCGGAAAGGCAATACGAACACGGTTTCGAACAAAAGCAGTTGTGCCACCCGCCAACGTGCGGGCATCAACAACACGCTGGGTTCGAAGCGCCGCCGTTGTTGGTGCCGCCACGGCCACATTAACGTCAGCTACTGATGTAAGAGTGGAATTGTATTCTTGCCAGTTTATTTGCCAGACATTTGGGCCAGAACCAGAAATTACACGCCAATAAAAGGAGCCGGTCCATACCTGACCACTTGTTGCGGCTATCGTGGAGGGACCCTCGGTCGAAAGCGCAAAGATACCCGAACTTGCGACCGTGCCGGTTAAACGAAAATCTACATAAGGTATGCCATTTTCGCTGCCAACACCGGAGATTTGCGACGATAACCCGCCTGTCGCAGCCGTAACCATATTGGTCGCGTTGGTCCCAGGCGCCCCCGGCACCGCCCCCACAAAACGCGGGTTGCGAATGCCATTCCCCCGCCCCGGCTCCAGCAGCACCCCCCTGCGCTCCAGCGTCACCGGGTCATGCGTAATGCGATATTCACCCGCCGCCGCGATTTGCAAATTGCCCGCCGCGTCGAAATAAGTCGCTTCACCCGTGCCACCACCACCTCCGCGCGCGGGCGTCCATGCGGCCATTTGCGGCAAGGCGTCACGGGCCAGGAAATCCAAATCCACAATCGGCGCGGCTTCCACCAGCGCGGCTTCAGTCCCGACACGCGCCCGCACCGTGGCACCCGCGCCAAGCGTGGTGGAAATCAACGCCGCGCAATCCACGGATTTATTGCTGCCAAGGTCAGCGGTGACGGTTGCCGTGCTGCCCATCAACCGCGTGCGGCGGCGCGGTTGCGCGTCTTGCAGGTTGCTCAAGGGTAAGGTGGCCACGCTTGCTTCTGCGCTGGCCAGCGTGGCGCCCTGCACCACATTGTCATACAGGAATGCGCCCGGCATCAGCCCGCCCCCCACAAGGTTATTTCAATGCGCCGCGCGGTCAGGTTTTCACGCCAGCCAACCACCACGCCGGTAAAGCCGTTATCGAACCCGAACGCCGGATAGGTGACGCGGCCAATCTGGCCAATTTCCACTTGGCCCAGCAGCCGGTCCGTCAGCACCCGCACCATGCGCGGGCCAGCTTCCAACACCGCGCGCCATTTGGCGGCGCGGGCCAGGGCTTCCGCTTCGGTCCAATACGCAGCCGGGAAGGCGATTTCGCGCTGCTGCGCCACGCGGGAAGTGATGACGCTGCTTTCCGCCCGGGCGAAGCTGCCTTCCTGCCCCAACCGTTGCCGATCGGCCGCCGATACCGCTCCCGCGATATTGGATAGCGGCGCATAATTACGCTGCCACCGCACTGCCACGGCGCGCGGCAAGGGGCGCAGATTGGCAGGCAATGGCAAAGGCTCACAGGCCAGAATGCAGGCTGAAGGTAGATCGAATTGCGCGGTGTCTGTCGCCAGCGGATCAGCCAAGCGAATACGCCCGCCGCGCCCGGATGCCAGCATGGCGCCTGACCCGGCCAGGATTTCTTCCGCCGCCGCAAGCGCGCTGGTGACGGTAGCCGTCTGGTGAAAGCCAATAATGCCGGGCAAGTCCACTTCGGCGAAACCCCAGGCGGTATCGTCAAATTCGCTTTGCGCGTATCCCGCGCCCAAGGTTTGCAGCATCCGGCGCAACACGGTGCCAGTGCTATTCACATAGAAGGGCACGTTATCGCCGCGCAAATCGGCGGTCACGTCGCCATCCGGCGCGCCGCCAAGCTGGAACATGCCAAGCGCCGGCCAATCCCGCGCCTGCCCCACGGTTGGCGTGCCTGCCGTGATGATAGCTTGCGACACGCCACGAATGCGCACTACGTCATGGCCTTCAACCGCGCGCCAATGGCTTTGATAGGTTGGCAGACTGCCCGCGCCCAGATCCACATTCCCCAGGAACACAGGGGCGATATTGAACACCTGGCCAAGCGTGACGGGCTTGGGCCTGCCCTTCAGTTCGGCGCCGCCTTCCTGCCCGCCGGTGCCCTGATACAGCACCGCCTGCAGGGGCGTGGCCATGCGTTCCGTCATGTCACCAAGCGCCATACGCGCGGCGAATTCACCCGTGCGCTCTATGCTGCGCAGCACGCCCGTGAAAGGCACGGCGGCGCTGGCAAGGGTGGTGCCGAAATCAGTTGCACGGGCATTCACCACGGGCAGCGATAGCACCCGCACCGCGCGACCATCCGCCACGCCATACCGCGCCAGATCGGCGCTGAAGCCGTCCCCATCGGCCAAGGCTACCTCCGACACCGCAAGGGCCACGCGCCCGCCCACGGCCAGCGCATCGGCGGCGGATTGGCCAATTTCAATATCCCCCAGGATGCGCGGCTCAAAATAGGTGGTCGCAGGCGTATCGCTTGCCGCCGAGACAAACCCGGCCGAGGCAAGGCGCAGCGTGGCAATGTTTTGCGGCGAGACAAACGCATCTGGGATGAAGGCTGGCGTCAGCGCGCCTTCCGCTTCAAAGCCAATCATGATGGCGCCGTGATTTTGGTTTCGATTTCCACCAGCAGCACCACCGCGCCGGGCTGGCCGCCAAGCGTCAGCGCGGGCCGCGTGGCCAGGCCCGCATTGGACATGCCCGCCGCAAGGATGGCCGGCGCGTCCATGCCGGGCGCGTCATCTCCGAACATTGCCAGCCCCCTTCAAGCGCAGCGTTGTGCCCCACCAAAGGCCAATGGCAGCGGCCAAAACCGCGCCGATGAACAGCAGCGCCAGCCCTTCGGCAATCGCCACCGCTACAGCCGCGCCGCTGGTGACGAAAAGCGCATCCTGCACGCAATCGCGCGCCGTGGCCCATGAAGGCGCGCGGCAGAAGTCAGGCAGTTCCTTTGCCAGCGCATAGCCCAGCGCCGCCGTGGCGAAAGCCCAGCCGGACGCAAGCACGAACAGCAAGCCGCCCGCGATAACCGCGCCAATCATGGCGTGCGCCATTTGCCCGGCGCACCACAAAAACCACTGGTCACGTTGCGCGCTTGGCGTGTTGAGTTCCGCCAGAATTAGGCGAAGCATTTTCATCAAACACTTATTGCCGACGCTGCAACGAACATCTCATCAAGCTGCGCATCAGTCAGATTGAGTTGCGCGCCAATGGCCGCAATCAGGGCCGAGTCACGCGGGAAGCTGGTGGTGTATTCCCATGCCTGCCACGGTATGCCGCCCATAGCGCGCAAGGCGTCGTCCACATCGTCAAACAGGCTGCGGCCTTCCGCACTACCCGGCATACTCATCAGCAGCGCGCGCGCTTGGAAGTTGGTAACTTGCCGGAACCTATGCGGCGGCTCATCGGGCGATGGGATGATTTCAATCGCATCCATGCCACCAGCGGCGGCGATGGCTTCCACCAGGGGGTGTTCGGAAGGCCTGGGAATGCCGATGCTGTGCTTATGCGCCTGCACGGCGGCCATATATGCTTCCACCCGTTCTGCGAGTGTTGGGCCAAAAGCATCAATCGCCGCTTGCGGGATTTGCAGGCGCGGCGCGGTGTTGTCTGGATTTTCCATGGATTATGCCCCTGCGAAAAGCGCGTAAGCCGCCATCATGGCAGGCGGCATATTGGCCGCCGCACCGCCTGCGAAATCATTGATGGTGATAGCTGGCGTGGCATTTGCGATGGTGATGCCGGTTGTCGCGGTATTAGTCGTGGAACCTGCGTAACCGAAAGACCCACCCCCCTGAAAACCGCTTGCTGATGACACTGTGTTCCCAGGCAACGTATGCGCGTGCCCCGGATCTGTAATGGTGTGATTATGCGCCGCCTGTGACCCCGTATGACCGTGCGTCCCAATCCGTTCATCGCCACCCGCCGCCCCAAGCGTGGCGCCCGCAATACCCGAAACGCCACTGGTAATCCGGTTCGCAGCCGTGCCGCCAAGATTATCCAGCGCGAACAAGCCGCGCCCGCGAATATCTGGCGTGCCGAAAGTAGTGCTGCCATCGCCCGCGCCGTAGGTGGTGCCCAGCGCGCCGAACAGCGCAGCGAAACTCGCGCGCGATAAGTTCTGGCCATTGGGCCAAACGCAAAGCGGCGGCAGGGTGCCAGCAGCAAGCGGCACATATTCGCCAACCATGCGGCCAAAGCCATGGATCATGGCGGTCCAGCCAGCGCCATTGCGCAATGCCTCCGCCGTCATGCCAGGCGGTAGCACCAGCACGCTTAGGCCGTTGATGGTCTCAGAAGCATTCGGGTCAATCGTCAGCGCGGCAGACCCGGCATTACGGATCAGCCAGCCCGCGCCATTCGGCACCGTTGCCACTGCCGGCAGATTAAGCGTTGCAGCGGAAGCGCCGCTGAACACCACCGTGTTGCCCAAATCTGCCAGCGCCAGCGTTGCCGTGCCGGAAATGGCCACCACTTCCCGCGCGGCGGGTTCAAACACGGCGAAGACATCCTTGGTGCCGGCAGGCAGCGTCACCAGCGAACCGGCATTGCTGGACGCCAGCACGGTAGCGCGCGTCAGGCTGCCCGGCGTGCCGCCGTCGAAATCGCCATAGCCAATCTCAAAACCCGTGGACCATGAAATGCAATACATGATGCGCCGGGCGGATGCGCCGAAGGCCGCGTTGAAGCTGCGCGCATTGGTCGCCGCCGCGTTCAGCACCAGCGTGCCGGTGCCTGCGGTGTCCGTCGATTGTTTGGCCCGAAAAGCCGGAATTGGCATGGTGCGATTTCCCCTTAGACGCTGGCGCGGGCCAGCAAGGCTTCATTCTGTGCGGTCAAGCGGCGCAATTCCGTCAGCAGGTTGCGCAGCACTTCTGTCTGCATGTTGCCGGTGCTGATCACCGCCAATTCCAGCCGATCCGCGCCCGCCACCTGGGCTTCCAACAGCGCGCCAAGGTTGGCCGGGTCACTGCCTGGTGCCGCAGTGCGCAGCGTGCGGGCAACGTCCGCCACCAGTTCCGCAAAGGAACCGGACACGCCCAGGAATTCCTTGGCGATGGGCAACGCGATTTGTGCCACGCGTGAGAATTCCGCCAATTCTTCCGGCGTCGCCCCATCCAGTAAGGGCCGCTGCGCTGCTGATAGGCTGGACAGCGCCGCGCCATAGCGCGCTTCAAGCGGCAGGCCGCCCAAATCGCCAAGCGTCAAGCTTTCAAGCAACCCCTGCGAAATGCCGCGCATCTGCTGGTCAAACTGGCGAATGACCGCAAGGCGTTCATCGGCAATTGTCTGTTCCAGCGTCACCACGCGGCGGCGGTATTCATCGCCGGTTTCTTCCAAGCCGTATTGGAAAAGCTGATCCCGGAAAGCGCGTAATTCGGCTTCCGCCCGCAAGT